GTATCTTTTTTGATGGACTTCTGCTTTAAAGATATTCTTTTCTTGAAGCTTTATTAAGGATGGAAAGCCTGTAAGCAACTCTTCATCTGATACATTCTGCAGGCGGAACTTTGCAAGCGTTGTTGGCTCTGCATTGACTAGCATTGCTGATAAGTTTGTACCGGGAGGGAGCTTTGATAATGTGAGAGAATAAACCATCTCAATTATATCATATGCTTCCAAGTTCCCTGCATAAGTACCATATGCATGACCAAGACACGCTAGTAGCAGGTCTAATAGATTGCGCGCTTTAGGTTCCCTGCCAATAGCTAATCGAATAATAATTGCATCTGTTGGACGATAAGGCAATGACTTCGGTTGTCCTGGTCTCCCAAACAATGGGTTAAGAATAGCAAAATGCTGCAGAAAGCATGGGCCTCGTTTGATCATTAGCCCGTCGCGCACTGTTGTATAAACCGAATTGAACTGATATATATCGCGTACTTTCATTTGGAACCATTTAGCCATAAACTCTACCCACCCCGTATAGGAAAAAAAATTTTGTAATTTGGATTCACAAGGGATCTTAAGAAGGTGATCATCACTATAATTAACTAGAGACACCCGCTCTGATGCTGCGTGTATATAGTATCTTTTCTCCTTCTGAGGTATTTCCTCCAATTTTACGGTTATATAGAGCCACCACAAAAATTGCACCACCCATGAACCCATGTGTGAAGTTTCCCATAAGCCCGATGCAATATGACCTCGAATTCGCACCCAGATTGATCCAAATAAATGCTGAACTCTTACTGACATTTGCTCCGCCAAGATTTCAACTATTATTGACATCATTTCATACATTTCCGGGTCTTGTGCTTGGTCGAAGTATATTAGCGTTCGTGAATAACATAGCTGAACCAATATATCTTTCACTGTTAAGTCGAGCTTGGAAAAATCACCCTCCCAAATCTCATATTCCTCATCATCTACTATTTTTAAGGCTCTAATGAGTTCATCCATTCCGCCATGCGACCATGTTTGACCAATTCTGATCTGATCTCCTCTTTCGTACAGCATTGCTACCAACGATACCATACGACTAAGAAGCATAGCCGTATGGTTCGGTATAATAAATACCCGTCCTTTTGTATTACGCCATATGGTATGTGTAACTAATCCATATTTATTTTTTATATCATATAGAAATTCTGGCTTAATCTGGGATGAAAATGTGAGGAGAGGTATTTTTCCTTCTGTAAAGAGTTGTCGCGCTTCACGAAGCGCTGAATCGAGCGTCTCCATCTTTTGACCACTCGGATTGATGACTAACAATGAGCCATCATGCAGCAGTACTTGTCGTGTTGCTCCTGGTGCATATCCTGAACTCGATGATTGGACCATTTTCCTTATCTCACTATTAAGATCTATATATGGTTTGGCTGTATGAAATCTTTTTTTGTTTTTAGACCATACTCATACATATTATCTAATGCTTTCTGAAAGTGTCCATAAATTCGATCGAATCCATCCGGGTGCTCCTGTTCTCTGCTCATAAGTGAAACTAGATACACTAGCTTTTCTGGATATAAATCTGCTGTTACTGATATGTAATTCTTTCTTCCCTCGTATGTTGCATATGCTTTGTTATATATGCTAAGTGATCTCATAGCGAGTACTTGAAGAGAGCAGATAAAAGGAG